ATCCATAGCAGTTCCCGCAAGGTTACGTCGGCTGCTCTGGCTCCGGTGTATCCAATGAGTCCGTAGATAAATTGCCAGAGTTCTTCATCATCATTGATAGTATGCTTTCGCTGCTGATCGCTTCCATTTCCACTTTCGCTTTCGCGTCTGCCATCCGCATCACTTCGTCCGCTTTCTTCACTCGCATTTCGTTCAGCCCCTTTTGCTGGGGCTGGGAAAAATTTGCTAGTTCCAGGTAAAACGCCTTGCCCGCCTCATAGAATGTGTCGCCGTCTATAGCGGCAAGAAACGTGTCAAACTCTACAGCAGGCACTAGAAACATGTGGAGAACGTCAAGGAAGATGTCAGTATCTTTAAGCTTATCAACTGTCAATTCATCCGGTGGACTATCGACCGCCTTGATAATCTTAAAGCCGTGCTTTTGCGAAGCATTGCGAAGATTGAGAGCGTTGATAGAAATTGTCCAATCACGCCCCGTGGAATCTTTGAACGATTGCATATTACGATACCACTAACCACGTTGGTTCTACTAACGCACCCGATTCGTAGAAGGCAGTTGGCTCACATTCAAACGATGCCTTGCGTACATCGCCATCACCTTCACTCACGCCGCATTTCGTCACTTGGAAACAGGCTTTCCAGCCTTCACTTCCAGCGGTTGCAATTACTCCGTCCATCATGGCGAACTGTGTTTTCGTTTTGGCAAGCCACAAGGCACGCAATGCGTTGTAATCCGCATCAACCGTGGATAGCATTTGATAGTCAAACGTGAGCGGGCCAAGTTTGATCGTTACTACTTCGCTCGTTTCAAATTTGCTGCTACGGTTAGTAGTGGTGGCGGTAGTCGAGCTTGAATCGCAATTAGCATTGATTGCCCGCTCAATTAACACCCATGTAGGGCTGGCATTCGTGCCAGTGTTGTAATACAGCTTGCAATCATTATTTGATACTGGGGCTGGCATCGCGTGCCCTCCATGTTATTTGTTAATGAACCATGAACAATTAAAACGAATCACATATTTCAATAAGCAATGTTCCCGCAGTTCATCCGCTGAAAAATTGCTTAGTATTTCCACCGAATCAATCGCCGCCTCTAACGCTGAGAATCTGCCACGCCAAAGGATATTCTCCAAGTCGTCGCATTTACTCAGGTAATCCTCAAGCGTTGCGGAATCGATTCCCGCTCCATCAAGTTCAGCACCGCTAAACCGCTTGCGAACAACCACGCCATATGGCTGTTTGACATTCACCATCGATCTATTGCTTCGCTCTTTAGATTTTCCGTCGTCTATAAAAACGTCGATACGTTCTGTTTCGAGGGAGTCTAAATCAGCGGAAGGGTCGTAGGTAAATGCGGCATCCGCTGTAAATATATTCGCGTCGTTTATCACTGTTGCCAGTGCATCCGCAACGGTTTTTACATCGGTTGCCATCGACTAGCCAACCTCTTTCGTATGTACTCGCAGCATGACGCCGTGAGCATCGCGAGAGTAACAATGGCCATTTACCTCAAGCACCTGAAAGAGCTTCTCAGTGCCTGCGATAGTGGCCGTGATTACATCATTTTTCCGAGGTAAGACGACAACGGAACTGAATATCAATTCCGCCGCGTCAATAATAAAATCTCTGCTAACGAATCGTGTCATTCCACCATCGGAAATAACATCGAATTCAGTTCGCCCATAAACTGCTGTCAATTCCAGGTCGTCATCGCCGCGTGTATAGGTGATAGAGCTAGAGGCATTCGCGATAAGACTATCACGAAGAAACTCTAGCCCATCTTGCAGCATGTCGGCCATTGATTTACTACTGAGCAGGATTATGGAAAACTAAGCAGGTGGAGCCATCGCCAGAGCAAGCGGAAACGGTCATACCGAAAGCCTTGTTAGCTCCGCTATTCGCGTCCTCACTCACCTTGTTAGAGGCATCCACCCAATAAACTTTCTTATCGGTCGCGATTGCCGCGTCTCCGGTGCATTCGTAAATGCCACCGAATACAGACAATGCACCTAAGTCGCCATTGGCGATGTCATGTAACGCCACGCGAGGCGTTACGCTGGTGACAATCACGTCACCAGCGGTAATCGTGGCACCTGCGGTATAGTCGCAGTTGATCGGATTACCTTTCTTTAGAGTCACTTGAGCCATGTTAATTATCTCCTATGGATTATGTGTTGAATGTCAAACTATGCCGCGCCCTTAGAGGCAACGCCGCCGCGATAATCTTGCTTCGTTACGCCGAAGTCAAAGTAGCCACGCATTTGAATTCCCAATGTCGAGAAGTCCGCATCGGCGGTTTCTACCACTGGCGACTCCTGACCATTGAGGAAAGCGATCTCGATAACGGGCACATCGGAAGGATCAGCAAGCAGATACCATTTCGTGGTGCTGTATCCGGTGTAGCTCGAATTGCTCAAGTAGCTTGAGCGAACCGGTGTAAACTTGCCAGCGTGCGGATTGCCCGTGGTAAACTTCGTGCTGGCCGTGGTATCTCGCAATTCGAGGTCGCGAGAAAGCGAAGTAGCAACCACGTTCAACGCATTGGGCACAAGCAAGTATTTCGGCATGATGCCAAGTGGCTTGCTATCCGCATCCGTTTGATTGAAAAACATCGTCTCCGCAGTTGTCAAAGATGACACTTGCAAGTTAGTAGCGGCACCTTCAAAGTAGCTGCCAGTGCCGCTAGTAAAGAACGAAGTGTTATCCATGAACGCTGTCCAAAATACATCGTTCAATTTCAACGCCGCCCCACGCCCCAGCATTTGTGGCACGGCGGTTAAAGCTCCAAGGTCATCATTGATAATATCTTCGCGAGTGATCGCGAGAATCTTACCGTAGGTGTTGGCCTTGTTCGTGTAGCTTTGTTGACCGAGCGTGCCATGTACTAAGTCGCCAGCAGGGCCAACTTGCTCGAATTGATTCGCACCCGTCAAACGATAAGACGTGATCGTCTTGAAGTCGCTTACGCTGCGAGTGGCAGATACAAGCCGACAAGTATTTTCAACAGCGGAATAGCCATTGAGCAAAAACTTATTGGCGGTATTTCCGACGATGCCACTAATGGCAATCGTGGAGAAGCCAGAGGCACGAACGAAGGCCGCGCGAAGCACGCCCTCTACATCCGAGCGAACATTTCGACCGGTGTAACCGTTCGCCCAAGCTGCTTCGAGCAACAGCTCTTGCAGGCCGATGCCACGCTTGAATTGCTTGTGGGCAGCTTCAAGAGTTTTGTCGTCAAACTCTTTTTCGACGTTCGCGAGCTTGCCACCCATGCACAAGGCAGCGGTGATTACTTCGTTGCTCACATCGTTGTGGGCAATGTGGGCAGCCGGAGCCTTCGCACCACTGGCACGCAGTACATGCAATTCAGCTTTCTCCGCGTCCCAGCCTTCTTTGATTGCCTTTGCAGCAATGTCAACATGGCTGGCACAAATACGGTTAATGTCCGCGATTCGCGAAGCTTCCAGGCGAACGATTGCAACGTGATCGACTTGTTCGGCAGATTTCAATTCTGCCTTTGCTTCGATCTTGGCAGGCTTCTCTTCCGGCTTGTTTTCCAAGTCGAAAGATGCTTTCAAAACATTTTTTTGATCTTCGCTTAGAGCATCATTTTTGAAGCCCTTCGCCTCTAGCCACTGATTAAACTCCATCTTATTCACTCCTGAAAATGATGCTGCAACTACGGCGGAAGTATTGTCATCCGCTCCAATCGCAACAAAGGAAACTTCTTTTAACACCGCTTCACGGGCTATCAATAATGGTCCGGTAACTTCCCGCCCATTTACAATTGCTTTCTTTCCAGCTTCTAAAAATTCGCGGCGTGCGACACTCGCACCGATAGAAGCCTGCCACTTAAAACCATTGCGTGCATGTTCGGCTACCGTTCCTGCAACGCCGCTGGTGGCGGTCATGCTGCCGGATACACTCACACCGCTTGATTCAATCTTCGCGTCGCCTTGTCCAACGATTTGCGACGGGTCATGTTCGTATAAAATCGGAATGCTTTGGCGGGTTGCTTTTAGTCCGCCGAGGTCAACGATAACGGGGTTGTAAAAACCTCCGACGTTCATCACATCGCCGCTATAGGCCGCGATGTAGAAGCTAGGCATCTTGCCTTGCTCGGCACTCGCTTTTACTTCCACGTCGCTGGTAAACGATATGTTCTCTTGCTTGTTATTCTTCGCCATCGGGCTTTACCTCTACTGCTTGTTTTGGTGCTTTGTTCATATCGCCAAACGCTTCGGGGTTCAGGTCGCGAATCAAACCGAGTTCGTCCATCAATTCGACTTCTTTCGCTCGCTGTCGGAGTTGCTCTTCCCAGTCTTTCCCCTGGCGAGAATAGATATCTGCGAGCGTAGTTGTGTGATCGCTCAACCGCACGCCATCGGCATTGGCATCTTTCAGCGGGTCGATGGTTTCGTCGCCATCCCATCGCCAAGCGTGGGCAGGAGAAATCTCCTCGCTGCGAATGCTGCTGGTGATATAGCCAGGGATTAGGCGAGCTTCCGCCCACCATTTTTCAAAGAGCGGATCGAGCGCCACGTTCTCCCAGTTGGATCGTTCCACGCGAACGGTTTTGTAATATGTTTTGTGGTCAAGCCTGCCCGATGAATAGTTGTAGTTGCTCGAATCGCCAGCAGCTACGTTGTACGGCATGTTCAAACATCGTGCGATTTCGCTAATGATATTCCGCTTGAACATTTCGTAGGTAGTTACCGGCTGCTCGGCCTTCAATTGCGATATATCCCAGCCTTTCGGCATGGTCAACAATTGACGCTTGGCAATATCAATCGTGTCGAGTGGTTCAATATCATCGGGGTCAATAGCATTACCGTTCGAGTGAATCACTCCCGCGATGTCCGCTGCGGTTTCTGCTGCTGCTAACACTGCGAGCGTATAGCGTCGCAATTGAGCGTATAGCGGAATAGCTGGTGTAATCTCTGGCAATCCTCGCGTCTGTCCAGGTCGAATAGCATGGAAGATATGAATCACATCCGCCGCCGCCAGCGTGGTCATGCTCTTATCACTGGAACCACTGCCAGGGTGTTTATTGAAAAACGTGTATCCTAAGATGTTGCCGTAATCATCGAATACGATTCCATCGCTGAGGTTCGACGTATTGCCAGGAGGGGCGGCGAGTTGTTCACTCTCATATAACCGCATATCAATCTTAACGGGATACTGCTTAGCAAGATTAAAAAACAGCACCGCGATAGCCTCGCCATCCGTGGCTTTGGCCATGCGCATTACTCGCAGCTTTTGATGCAAGTTAATCTGTTTCGACCACTCCCAAAATCGCGTTTCAATTTCGGTATCGGCTACCTTGTCGCCTGTCAAAACATGCAGGCTGGCACCCGTGCCGATAGTATCGTTGGCGAGCGTTTGCACCATACCGGCGGCATAGGTATTGTTCGCCACTTCGTAGCGAGATCGCTTGCGAAGTACACTGCGAATTGTGGGAGACAAACCAGCATCGGCGGAAAGAGCATCGGCCATGCCCCAATGTGTTTGATTCTCCGCACTCGTTTGAGCCGCATCATATTTCGCACGAACGTTTGGACGTACCTCGACAACCCGCTTTTTTGGCGTATGTTCGTAGGTGTCAAAACGATCTGCTATGATTAACTTGCTCATGTGGTTCCGTCTGGACGGAGCTTAGCGAAACGAATCGGCAGCGTAGTTTTGTTGGTTGCAGCTTGCTCCGCAAGATGTTCGGAAGCGGCAATCTGATCTTTAAGATTATGCTGCGATACACTGCCGACATCGCTAGACATGCTTTGCGGTTTGTTTAGATTCGCTTCGATAATCTCATCATTCGTTGGCATGACTACAAGATACGCCAACGAATGAAACGATACACGCTTTAGCGGTACTACTAATCGTCGGAGTTTCCAGGGGGTAACATAATGCTACTATTCACTGGCTTTCCAAGTGATTCGTAGGTTGTAAATCGGTATCCGCAATGCCGACACTCTCTATATCGCATTGTCCGCTCGCGAACGTCGATCGTTTTATACGCTGGAACGTGTGAGCAACCGCACTTCCGGCAAGCAATTCCAGGGTTAACGTTTTCGCTTGTGGCCATAGCAATCATCTTCGTCCCCTCTGTTGATAGTCGGAAAGCTTGATTCGTATTTTCTCTACTGTGGTTCCTACGGTTGCGTGTGCTTCAAGTCCGATGCCTTCCCTACTTGCCGCCGCTGCACATCCTACTAGGCAATCGAAAAACTCGTTGTCTGGTCTCTCTGGTTTCTGGCTCCATTCAACTACAGTTCGGCCTCTACCGTCAGTCTTAATCGGCGATTCTGAATTGCATATATGGTCGGCTACTAGTCGATGATCGAAGTAGCTTGCTTTGTGTAGCGTGATGCTGCCCTTATCGCCCTTTGATACTGCAAGGCGAGATTGTACAAAGGTTTTCCAAAAGTTCGTATCGATATGAAATAGCGACGATGCCCTTTGGTTGTTCAGCGGCGTCAGCAACCAATTCAAACCTACTTGCTCTCCTGGTCGTCGTTGATATTCGAGCATCGGAAGATTACCGGCTTTTATTCCCCTGCCCTTTGAAGCAACCACAAGCGACTTATGAATAGATTGTTTCACTCCATTTACCTGAGTCGATTAACAGCCTGTTGATAGGGGACGTTCCGCCCGATTCACGCTTGCAGTCTCGACTAAACAGCTTCGCTACTAAGTCAGTTAATCCGGCGAATATCGCACCCTCCACACCCGTTCCTAGATAAACTTGTGAGAGAGTTTTGTTCAGCTTGTACTTCGTGTAATATGCTTGATGTTGTTCAGGAAATGTTCCGTAGTCGATAACGTAGCCTTTGAATCCTTGCTCCCATGAACAAACCATATAC